CGGGCTCCTCAAGGGCTCTGTAGAGGCCCTGCTGGCCGAAGCGCGGACCCTGCGCTCTCAGACCGAAACCTTCCGCCAAGAGGCGGCCTCCGAACACGCCGCCGCCCGCGCCGAGCGAGAAGCCTGCGAGCGCATCCGCGCCGAGATGCAGACGCTGCTCGACGAGTGGAGCGCGGCCAACCCTTAAAGGATCACCATGGCTTGGTACCGCACCGGCTTGCTGCAGCTCCGCAGCGCATCCGCTGACGTCACTGGCGTCGGCACAGACTTCATCCGCAACGTGAACCCCGGCGATGCCCTGGTGCTGGAGAGCGGCGCGATCCTCGAGATCGAGCGCATCATCAGCGCCACGCAGCTGGTGCTGGTCACGGCGTGGGCCGGTGCCGACGTCGACACCCCGTTCCAGGCCATGCCGACGCGGGGCTACATCCGAGACTTGGCGCTCAACAGCGCGGCGCTGGTGCAGTCCTACGCCGATGCGATGGACGTCATCAACTCCGTCGACGAGACGTACCTGCCGCTCACTGGCGGGAGCATCTCAGGCCCACTCGAGGTCGCTGGGACCGTCACCGCCTCGCCGGGTCTCCTGACCGTATCCGGCAACCTGTACCTGCCGGCCGGCGCCTCCGACTCGGGCGCCCTGATCGGCCTGCCCAGCGGGGATGGCTTCAACACGCACGGCGTCCACATGCCGCATTACGGGATCAAGTGGGCGAGTGTGGACGACAGCCCGAACGGCGCCTCCCTGTTCCAGAGCGGGTACGGAGGGGTCCGGTTCTTCACCGCAGGCGTGGAGCGGGCGCGGATAGACGCCGCCGGCAACGTCCTCGTCGGCAAGCCTGCGGACGACCTGTTTACCGCCGGCTCGCGAATGGCCGGGTCCACGATTGTCGTCAGCGCGAGAGAGGGCAACACCTTCCACGTCTTCAACATCAACCTGCCGGGCTGGGCGTTCTACGTCCGCAACGACGGGCAGATATTCTCCACCAGCACCAGCATCGCCAGCCTCTCCGACGGCTCGCTCAAGAAGAACGTCAGGGAGCTGGAGACCGGGATCGAGGCCGTGATGGCTCTCAAGCCGCGCAGGTTCGATTGGGTGGATGGCTCAAAGGCGGACGTGTCGGGCTTCGTGGCGCAGGAGGTCCAGGCGGTCCTCCCTGAGTTGATCGAAGAGTACGACTACCAGCCCCTCCAAGGCCCGACAGCCCCCGGCGGACTACCTCCCGGCTCCAAGCTGTCCATCCGCATGTCCGACATGATCCCCACGCTCGTCCGAGCGATCCAACAACAGCAGGAGCTGATCGAGACCCTGACGGCCCGTGTGGCCGCGCTCGAGGCTCCCCAGGAAACCACCTCATGACCCGCGAAGACCTCGCCGTGCATCTGCCGGCGATCACCGAGTTCCTGAAAGGGCTCGTCCCCGGCGCGCTCGGCGCAGCCGTCGCCGTCGCAGTGCAGGGCTCGATGCCCTGGCTGCAGCGGTTCATCCAGCTCACCGTGGGCATCGTCGTCAGCTACTACGCTGGCGAGCTGGCCCACGCGCTCCTCGGCGCCACTGACATTGCGAAGAGCAGCGTCGGGTTCGTCGCCGGGATCGGCGCCTTCGAAGTCGTCAAGAAGCTCCGCGTGAGCCTTGGCGAGGTCGCGCAGGAAGCCCCGCGTGACGTGTGGGCCGCCGTGAAGCGGAAGCTCGGCCTGTGAGCCGGGCGACCTCCGACCTCCTCGATATGCTCCACGGCCTTGTGGCCCAGGGGCTACGCGAGGAGCTGGAGCGGGCGATTGAGCTGGCGAACCACGAGCAGCCTGACCAGCGCCAGCCCATCAACCCCCAGCTGATCGACAAGGCCTTGAAGTTCTTGAAGGACAACTCGATCACCGCCCCGCTGGGCAACAAGCCGGTCAGCAATCTGGCCGCGACCCTGGCCGATCTGGACCTCGAAGAAGAGGCCGTTCGGCTCTCTCACTAAAGGACACCCAACCACATGATTAAGCTCACCGCGAGCGGGGCCGGTGGCTCCGCCGAGGGGACCGTGCGCGACACCAACGGCGTCGGCTTGCTTCCCGTGCAGGCGCAGACCGACGGTACCGTCTTCCGCGTCCTCGGCCGTGTTTCCCCCGAGGCCCCGTGGATCGAGGTCAAGGAGCCATCCGCTGCTGCCTTCCTCGAAAGCATTTCCTGGGTGCCCTACGTTCGCCTCGAGATCACCTCGGGTGCCGGCACAGTAGCCCTCTGGGTTGGCGAGCAGTAAGACCGTGGGCAGTCTCTTCAAAGGCCGCATCACGGTTGCCTCGGTACTTTCTAGGGTTCTCACCGAAGCTGAGTTGAACTCCGCGCTCGCTGGCGTGACCTTCCCGGCAGATAAGTCGACTTTCTACACCGCCCTGCGGAACGCGAAGCTGATCCCGCCAATCCCGACCCCCGCCCCCACGCCGGCCCCCGCGCCGGCCCCAACTCCCACCCCGACCGCGTTTACTTGGACCGTCGATCCGTCCGTCACTATCGACGGTGGTGGGGCTGCCATTTACCCCGGCACGGTGCTCAGGATCAACCCTGGGCTGACCAGCCCCTCCACCGGCATTCGCGGCTACAGGTGGTTCGTGGGTGGCGTGAACATCGGGCTGAACAGCGTCACCTTCACCGTCCGCAGTGCCGACGTCGGCAAGACCATCGCTGCGATGCCGCTCCGCACCGACCCTGCCACCGGAACCGACATCCCCAACCTCAAGCAGTCGGCGCTGGTAGGCCCCGTGCAGGCGGCTCCTGTGTCCGACACCGCCGCCCCTTCGATCACCAGCGCCAACCCCTCGGGGAGCTACGACGAAGCGGTCGCCGTTGGTGGAACTCTGACCGCGAACGAGGCTGTCACCTGGGGAGTGAGCGGCACCGACGCCAGTGCTGTGTCGCTGAACGCGACCACCGGGGCGTGGAGCCTCGCTGCCACCGACTTCGAGACCCAGGCCTCCTACGTCTTCGCCTTCGTCGCGACGGACGCGGCCGGAAACGCCAGCGCGCCGCAGTCGGTCAGCATCGAAATCAACAACGTGGCCGAGGGTGGACCCCTCACCAGCCTCGATGGCGTGACGTCCTACAGCTACAGCTCTGCCCCCGACTACATCCGCAGTGCGGACCCGTCGGTGATGCAGCTGGAGAACGGGTGGCTGCGCCTCACGGCCACCGCCGACAAATACTGGCCGGAAGCGGTGACGGAACTCACGGGCCTCACAGTCGGGGCAGTCTACAACTTCTCCGCGAAGGTGCCCTCAATGAACGCGTCCAGCGGCTTCTCCGTCCGCGTAGGGACGCCCTCGGACCCGACCGCCGCAGCCCTCTTCGAGCAGACCTATGTGACGTTCACCGGCACGATCACGGGCCAGTTCACGGCCACGGCCACCACGCACTCCGTTTACTACAACGCCGAGACCTACACGGCCGGCGAGTATGTGGACTTCGATCTCCCGAAGGCGGTGCTGGCATCCGCGCCCGACGCCTCTGGCTACGTCTGGACGAGCGACCCGGTGGTCAATCTCCCGGCCGGCGCCACCGAGCCTCGCGTTGGCATGACGCTGACCGTCACCAAGGGCACCACCAGCCCGAGCACGGGCACCAAGGGGTACAGGTGGTTCGTCGACGGTGTGCGGATCGGCGGCAGCATGTCCGCGTTCACGATCTCGCCTGAGCACCAGGGTGGCCTCGTCTCCTGCGCCCCTGTCCACATCAAGGCTGATGGTACGGAAATCGTCAGGGAGAGCGCGAAGATCGGCCCCGTTCTGGAAGCTCTGCCGGTCGCGATCCCGTTCGATCAGTGGTCGACGACGTCGCTGGACGCATCGGCCCAGCGGGTCTCGGACCCTGCGGCCGGTACGCTTACGGATGGCACCCTGCGCCTTGCGGCGCGGAGCGGTTCGACGATGCCGCAGGCCGCCGCCAAGATGGTCGGTCTGGTCGCTGGCTACGAGTTCACCGTAGCAGTCGACGTCCCTGCGCTCTCTGCAGGGGGCGGCTACTCCCTGTGGGTGGCCCAGCAGGCCAATCTGGAAGACCCCGCGCAGTGGCAGCTTCTTGCCCAGAACGTGGCAGGCCCGGTGCAGGGCTCCTTCGTGGCGCTCCAGGGCGAGCATTGGATCATGGCCCGCGTGAATGGAGCCGTGGCAGGCGAGTACGCCGACTTCCGCAACTTCACCTATGTGTGGGGCAACAGGACGCCGGACCTCGCACCCGTCACGACCACCTACTCCAGCACCTCGCTGGTCATGGCACCTAGAGTGACGCGCCGATCTCTGCCGAGCAATCCGAAGCAGACGTTCGCCATTGACGTCACCGATTGGGAAGCTGGCGACGACATCGAGGTCACCCTCAGTTCCGACAGCGACTTCACTGGTACCGCGACAGCCTCGGACCCTATCACCGCGATGCCGTACTACTACACTACGACGGCTCTTGCGCCGGGGTCTTACCAGCTGCGCGTTGCAGTGACCCGCGATGGGCAGACTGCCGGAACCGTTCTTCAATTTACCGTAGAAGGGTAAGGACTGAATGCCGACTATCACCAAGACGAAGGGGACGCTGGCAACAGCGATCCCCGACAACAGCGCCGGGGCTCCCCAGATCGGCACCAACATGGGAACCCTGGTGTATTACAGCGACTCGGCGCCCCTCCTCGACATCACGAGGAACGCCGAGATTTGGGTACCGAGCAACACCACGGTCGCCGTCCCCTACAACGCGAACAAGTACCCCACGTCCCTGCCGAGTGGCGTGACGGTGGTTGTGAACTTCCTTTACAACGCCGGCCCGGCGATGCCCCCGAACACCGAGTACGTCTTCACCTACGAGGGCGAAGGCACGTTCGCCTTCCAGCACGGGGTCACCGTCCTCGACCATGTGCCGGGGCGCATGACGTTCCGCACCGGGTCGGGGGGTATCGTCCAGCTCAGGATCAGCGCGACCGACCCGAACGGGACAGGAAACTACCTGCGGAACTTCCACTGCGTCCGCGCCGACCTGTACCAATCGTGGCTGGACGGCAACGTGATCTTGAACCCCCCTGTATTCGAGAGGGTCAGGGGCTTCACCGTCCTGCGGTTCATGGATTACATGCAGGCCAACGCCACCTACGACCCGCGCACCGGCAAGAATGTCGGCAGCTACACCGCTTTCGACACCCTGCCAGAGCTGGAGTGGGCGGATCGCCCGAACAAGCCCGACAGCCTGCTCTGGGCGTACTACGGGGTGCCGGTCGAGTTCCTCGTGGACATGTGCAATCGGCTCAACGTAAACCCGTGGTTCTGCCTGCCGATCCACGCCAGCGACGATTACATGCTGAAGTTTGGCGAGTACGTCAGGGACAACCTGAACCCACACCTCGTGGCTCGGATCGAGCTGTCGAACGAGGTGTGGAACGACGGGTTCATGCAGAAGAGCTACGCTCGGCGGAAGGCCCTCGCCCTGTGGGGCATCAACTGGCGCCACATGGAATGGCTCGGGATGCGGACGGCGCAGATGAGCCAGATCATCCGCCCCCTGTTCTCCGCTGCGCCTGAGCGCATCCGTATCGTTGCGGGCACACAGTGGGGCAGCGCGGGCGGCGAGACGCTCCTGCTGACCACGCCCGACTGGAAGGACGCGAACGGTAACACCATCCGCGCCGCCGACTTCATCGATGAGCTGGCCGTCGCCCCGTACTTCTACGCGAGCATGGCCAAGAACTACTACGACACGGTCAAGCGTTGGTGGCAGACGGAACCAGACGGCGGCGTGACCAAGGCGTTTGATCTCCTGTGGGAAGACTTCAACAGCTACAACGCCGACAGGCACAAATACTTCGGAGACAAGGCAACCCAGTACGGCCTGGAATACGTCACCTATGAGGCCGGGTACCATGAGGTCAGCGGGGACAGGTCCGGGGACGCCGCCTTCACCGCCTTCCTGAACGACCTCCCCCGCTACAGCGAGATGGGCAAGATCGAGGAAGCGAACGTCCGCAACTTCCGCGCGGCGGGTGGCAAGCTGTTCACCAACTACCAGCTGTTCTCCGCTCCCAGCGAGTACGGCAGCTGGGGCCTCTACGAGAACCTGAACCAGAACTCCAGCCCCCGGCTGCGCGCTCTGAAGAGCTACATGCCGCTCGACGAGCGGTAAGCGCAGCCCCCGTGGGAGCCCTCCCCAGGGCTCCCACACTTCCCCAAGGACACCCCCTGAACGCCCAAGAACAACTTCGGGGGAGCTTTCTCAAGTTCCTCTGGTACGTCTGGACCCGGCTGCTGCTCTTGCCGCAGCCCACCCGCGTACAGCTAGACATAGCCCGTTTCCTAGTCGGCGGTGGGCGCCGCCGGTTCATCCAGGCGTTCCGTGGGGTCGGCAAGACCTTCCTCACGGCGGCCTACGTCGTGTGGCGCCTCTGGAACAACCCCGACCTCAAGATCATGATCGTGTCGGCCAACGAGGCCTTCGCGACCGAGATCGCGAGCTTCATCAAGCAGATCATCGACCACGAGGCCGGCGACGAGCTGTGGCCCGAGCTGCGCGCCCGGCCCGGCCAGCGGTCCTCCGCCCTGATCTTCGACGTGGGACCGGCCAAGGCCGACAAGTCCCCCTCGGTGAAAGCCGTGGGCATCACCGGCCAGCTGACCGGCTCTCGCGCCGATCTGGTCATCTCGGACGACGTCGAGGTACCGAAGAACTCGGAAACCGAGACGATGCGCGAGAAGCTCGAGGCGAAGACCAAGGAGTACGCCGCGATCCTCAAGCCTGACGGCGAGATCGTCTACCTCGGCACTCCGCAGTCCGAACAGTCGATCTACCGGCAGCTGCCCGACAAGGGCTACGAGGTCCGCATCTGGCCCGCAAGGTACCCGACGGCCGACAAGCTGGCGAACTACCGGGGCTTCATCGCGCCGATGCTCATGGCCGACCTCGAGGCCAACCCCGACCTGATGAAGCCGATGGCTTCGATGATCGGAGGCGCCCCGACCGACCCTGACCGCTTCGACGACATGGACTTGCTCGAGCGCGAGACGGAGTACCGGCAAGCCGGCTTCCTGCTGCAGTACCAGCTCGACACGACCCTGTCGGACGCCGAGCGCTACCCGCTCAAGACCCGCGACCTGATCGTCATGGACGTCGACCGCAAGATGGCCCCCAGCTACCTTGTGTGGTCCTCGGCGCCCGAGCTGGCGATCAAGGACATCGAGAACGTCGGGTTCGACGGCGACCGCCTCTACCGGCCCATGAAGGCCTCGCAGGAGTTCCTGGCGTTCACCGGGTCTGCCATGTTCATCGACCCCTCGGGCCGTGGACGTGACCGCACGACCTACTGCGTCACCAAGTTCCTCGCCGGCTACATCTTCGTGACCGCCTGGGGCGGCTTTCAGGACGGCTACGGCCCTGAGACCCTCGCCCGCCTCGCGCAGATCAGCGCGGAGCATGAGGTGAACCTGATCGTCCCCGAGGACAACTTCGGTGACGGCATGTTCGGCAAGCTGCTCGAGACGCACGTCAACGCCCTGCGCCCCTGCCGGATCGAGGGCATCCGCGCCGTCGGCAACAAGGAGCAGCGGATCATCGCGGCCCTGGAGCCGGTCATGCGGCAGCACCGCCTGGTTATCGACACCAACGTCTGCCGAGCGGACCTCATGGCCCCTGTGGCCCACCGAGGGCTCTTCCAGCTCACCCACATGCAGGACGCCAAGGGCGCCCTCAAGCACGACGACATGGCCGACGTGCTGGCGATGGGTGTCAAGCACTGGGCCGAGTACCTCAACGCCGACGCGAAGAAGGCGCAGAGCGACCGCGAGCGGAAGGCCGCCGAGGAATACGAGCGTCTGCTCTTCGCCAACGCCGGGTTCAAGTGGACCCGACCCCCCTCGGGCATCGCCGCCCGCCGAGCCGTAGGGCGCCCCTCGGGTCGCCGAAGGTTCCGTTAACATCACGAAAGGACCGACCATCCCCCGCCAGATCAACACCGCAGGCCTGACGATCATCAAGGACTGCGAGGGCCTGGAGCTGCAGGCCTACATCTGCCCCACGGGGCACCTGACCATCGGCTACGGGTCCACCGGAAGCCACGTCAAGCCGGGCATGGTCATCACCCGCGCCGAGGCCGAGAGCCTCCTGCGGAAAGACCTGAGCCGCTTCGAGGCCGCTGTGGCCCGGGCTGCTCCCAACGCCACCGACAACCAGTTCGCTGCGTTCGTCAGCCTCGCCTTCAACATCGGCATCTCCGCCTTCGTCCGCTCCACCGCCCTCCGCCGGCACCTTGCTGGTGACCACCAGGGCGCTGCGGCCGGCATCAAGCTCTGGAACAAGGGCACGGTGCGGGGCAAGCGCGTGGTGCTGCGTGGGCTGGTCACCCGACGGGCTCGTGAAGCTGCGCTCTACCTGACGGCCTGAGAAGGCCTAGAGAGGGGGCTGGGCGGGGTAGTACCCTCCCGGCTCCCCAAGGGCTCCTGTGGGCCTCCCTGGGGCTCCTGTGGGGCCTCTTCCCCCTCCTCCCCCTACCCTCACCTCCTCGATCTCCGAAGGATCACCGGAGGGTTCCTGTGGGGTACCTATAGGTATCCTTCCATTATCCCCACCCCCAAGGGTACTGACTAATTGAAAGCCGTTGGTTTTGCTGCAAAAATCCGAAGCGGCATAACGCTCATGACAGGCACGGGTCTCCCCCCATGGGGTGGGGCCTGCCCACCGGCCCTGTGGCGGCCCTTCCGCTCCCCTTCCGAAGGCCTAGGGCCATGCCCCTATGGCACGATAGGCGGCACGTTGAAGGGCGGCACCTAGGGAAACTGCCGTTTCAGTCCCACTGCCGAGGGGATCGTGCCAGATCGTGCGCCCTGTGGGGGCCAGCTGGTGCCCTGTGGTGGCGCTAGGGGCCTGCCATGGGTATTCGTTCGGGTCCGCGCGGCCCTGCTTTTTTCGTGCTGGCACCTGCGGGCCACCTATCGCGCCCTGTGGTGCCCTACCGTGCCCTGTGGTGTCCTACCGTGCCCTGTGGTGCCCTGCCGCGCCCTGCCGGTGTCTGGTGCCCTGTGGTGCCCTGTGGTGGCCTAGCGGGGCCTGCCGGGGCCTGTGGTGCCCTGCCAGCCTCTCCGCGCCCTGTGGGGCTCCTACGGGCTCCTATGGGGCCTGCCCTGCCGGCGCCTGCCGATGCCTGCCGGGGCCTGCCGACGCGGGGCCGATCCGGCGCGCTGTGGCCTGTCATTTATCGCCCTGGCAGCGCCCTTTCAGACCCCGCCCTGCATTTTTTTCGGCCCTGAAACCCGCAGAAAACCGCCATTCCTGTAAAAATAGTTCTGGAAGCCTCATTTTCTTGTTTACAGCACGATCGGCCGCCGCTAGAAGGGGTTCAACAACGAGGGAACGACGGGCCGCCGAGAGGCTCCCCAAACGCTCCCCACGGTCTCCGCTAGACCGGGCCACTGAGCCGAACCTGTGATTGGAAGCGGGCCTATGTGACGGGCGGTCCAGACGAGACTGCCGCCCGGTAGCAGGGTGACGCGGCTCCCATAGAGGGGGGTCGCCGGGGGACCACAAGCGTCCCCGCGAACCGAACCTGCCGACCCGGCCAACCGGGCGGCATAGCGGGCACAATGCCCGCCGGTTCCTTCGCTCCCTCAACGCAAGACAGGGGAACGTGGCAACCGACCTACAGGAGAACCTCATGGACTACCTTGCGATCCTCTACACCTGCCGTGACGAAGCCATGTGCCGTGGCGATGCCGACGCCTTCAACGCTGCCGAGCGGCTGATTGCCGCCGAGTACGCTTTCGCCTAACAGTTCCACAAGCCAGATATTCGATAGGAGCCATTCTCATGTTCAATCCCACCGCAACCGGCGAACTCACCCTCTCTGCTAACCTCGCCAAGGCGAACGGCGTCATCCTGTATGAAGGCCCGAGCAAGCTGGACGGCAAGCCTATCGTGGTCATCGCCACCGGCATCCGCAACAAGAGCGCCAACGCCAAGACGGGAGCGATGGTGCAAACCTACATCATCCGGTCTGATGTCAGCCCGATTGACGCGGTCAAGACGGGGGAGGATGCCTCTATCTGTGGCACCTGCCCGCATCGTGGAGACGGGACAGGGGCGGGACGCTCTTGCTACGTCACCCTGATCCATGGGCCGCGTTCGGTCTATGCCAGCTACAAGCGCGGCATCTATCCGAAGGCGAACGCCTTTGAGGCGTCCCTGATCTTCGCTGGCAAGATGGTGCGGCTCGGCACCTACGGCGATCCTGCAGCTGCACCCTATGCGCTCTGGAAGGTCGCCTTGCGGGACGCCAAGGGCTGGACAGGGTACACCCACCAGTGGCGCGATGTGCCTGCCCATTGGGCGGAACTGGTGATGGCCAGCGCCGACAGCGTTGAAGACATGGATGCGGCACACGCCAAGGGCTACCGCACCTTCCGCGTCACCTCGGAACCCTTCGCCAACATCAAGGGCCGCGAGACGGTCTGCCCGGCATCCGAAGAGAAGGGCAAGGTCACCGATTGCTTCTCCTGCCGGGCCTGCATGGGCACCTCGGGCAAGGCTCGCGTCTCCGTCCAGATCGCAGCACACGGCGGCGGCAAGCGCCACGTCGCCTGAACTTCCACAAGCCAGAAACTCGACGAAAGGAACCCACAATGACCATGACCGACCCACAGCGCGCTTTCACCGGGCAGTCCAGCTTCATGCGCTTCGCCACCGTTGGGGAGCGCCAAGTCGCCCGAAAGCTCGTCACGCAACTGCTGGCGCATGGCTACGAAATCAGCGTCCACGACGGGACCGAGACGACGGTCAAGCGCGAGGTGATCCGCTCCACGATCCTCGACGCGCTCTGCACGACCGGCGAGGACAGCCTGTACGTCCACACGGTCGATGGTCGCCGTCTTGGCTCCTTCCTGCTGGTCTGGGGCAACGCGGAGGACGGCAGCGAACTGATCGCTGACCATGCCGACAACGAGACCTGCAACGGCGTCTATGCGGCGGTCTACGGGGAGAACGGCCAGTGAGCATCCGCTACCCGGCGGGCTATGCCCCGCGAAAAGAGCCGCACTGTGGAGTGCTGGCCGTCGCCATCGCCGCTGGCGTATCCTTCGAGGACGCATGGGGCACCATCAAGGCCCAAGCGAGCTACGGCGCCAGCTGGAGGGGCCGCACCTACGACGCTGACCGAAGCCGCGCCCTCAAGGCCCTTGGCGCCTCCTACGTCGAACGCTTCCACGTCCCTGCTCGGATGATCCGGGGCACCTGTCACGCCGTGGCGGGTGGCCGGTACGTTGAACGCTGCACAGTCGCCACCTTCGCCCGGCGCCATGCCAAGCCCGGCGTCACCTACCTGCTCACCGTCGGCGGCCATTGCGTCACCCTGCGAGACGGGATCGTGGCCGATCAGCATGCCGTAGCCCCTGCCGCGAAGCATTGGGCGGCCCGCAAGGTCATCCGCCTGTCGCAGGAGATTACGGCCACGAAGGGGGCAGGGCAATGATCCTCCGCACCTTCTGCATGGCGCTGCCCGGTCTCGTTGTCGGGCTGCTCGCCGGGGCCATCATCACGGCCCTGTTCTCCATCCACATCGGCGGGCCGGTAGCGCCTGTCGCCCAGATCACCACTCACGGCCTCCCGGCGCTCCTTGGGGCGCTGGCGGGTGTCCTCAAGGAGCTTGAAGCATGAGCCACTGCCGTCCGCATCCGATCCCATTCGCCACCGTCGGCGACCGCATCCGCACCCGGCGCGTCAAGGGCGTCGTCGAAGCGGTAGCAACCGGCCACGGATGGCCCTGCTACCGCGTCGGCATCGAATGGGTCGGCCACGAACACCTGACCGGGGAGCCGAGCAAGTGAGCCGCTACAACCCCGACGCGGTCGATGCGGCAATCGCCGCCTCCCGCCAGCCCATCAGCAAGCGCGAAGCGAAGGCCATCCACGGCCTGCTCGGCGGGTGGCGCGTCAGCAAGCCGCTCCCGCCCTGCAAGTCCTGCGGGGCACCCACCGCGAACTTCGCAAGCCTCACCTGTCAACCATGTAAGCAGAAGGAAGCATGACCATGAAGAACCCCGATTTCTACCCCGACGCCGAGACCGAGTTCCTCACCCGCGTCACCACGCAGAGCCTGCCGCTGGCCTTGGGCGATCTCGTCGATCCCAAGCCCCACCTCGCCGCCTACGGCACTCGCAGGATGGTCGTGAGCCAGATCATGCGGAACGGGATGGCCCGTCTGCAGGGCTGCGGGACGCAGGAGTTCGCGCCTGGCGACTTCGAGGTTGTCGGCCGGGTCGGGTGGCTCGAGCGCATGACCGCTTCGCAGCTGATCTTCTTCATGCTCGCTGCGACTTCGGACCTCGCTGGCCGCCCCGCCACGTTTGGCGACATCAAGGAGATGGTCGGGGACCGCCTGAACCGCAGCCTGCACACCACCTACCGCATCCTGATGGAGCCATCGCGGGCCTTCCCGAAGGGCCTGGGGTGGCTCACCTCGGACCTGAACCCGGCTGACAACCGGCAGAAGTTCATCAAGCTCACGCCGGAAGGCCGCAAGGTCATGAAGGCGCTGCATAAAGCACTGAAAGGATAATCCGATGGCGAAGATCGGAACCAAGGCGAACGGCATCTTCTACCTCGACGTGACGGTGCCGGGCGAAGATGGCAAGCCCAAGCGCCAGCGCGTCAGCTGCGACACCCGCGACCGGGCGGAGGCCGAGAAGCAGCGCAAGGAGTGGGAGATCGGGGTCCACCCGAAGCACTTCTCTCGGGGAGCGGTTGTGGCCCCCAAGGGGCGCGACACTGACGGCCCCGCTTCCGTTAGACGGAAGGCTCCGTCAGGCTACACGATGAAGCAGCTGCTCGACCGCTGCGAGATGGACGACGAGGTGTGGGGCAAGGCGCGGGCGCAGAAGACCGTTCGCTCCAACGTCAAAATCCTGATCGAACTGGTGGGCGACGAGCTGGTCACCGACATGACCCGGCAGCGCCTGCGCGATCTGGCCGACCAGCTGCTCGCGGAGGGGAACAAGCCCGGCACCGTGAAGCGCAAGATGGACGCGCTGTCGAAGGCCCTGCGTTCGGCGGTCGAACTCTACGAGGACGAGGATGGGCGCCCGTTGCTGGCGGCCAAGCCGCGCATGCCGGAGATCAAGGTGCGGAACAACAAGAACCGCGTCCTGCAGCCTGCCGAGGAAGAGGCGATGTTCAAGGCGATGGACGCACGGCAGCGCACCGACCCCAACCGGCCTTGGCGGCGCTTCCAGATGTTCGTCCGCATCCTGATCGAGACCGGCTTTCGCCGGGGCGAAGGGCTGCTGCTCGGCCCCGCCAGCGTGATCGAGATCAGGGACAGCGATGGGGTGCTGCGGCCGGCGCTGCTGCTCCCCGAGTACCTGACGAAGAGCGAGAAGCCCCGCTTGGTCCCTGCGACCCCTGCGGCGTCCGCGCTGTTCGACGAGTTGAACCGGCAGGCCGTGGACGGGCTGTGGTTCCCGAAGCTGCACTCCCGCCTGATCTATATGTGGGACAACCTGCGGGACGATGTGCGGGCGCTCGGCCACAACATCGACGACGTCAGCCTGCACACGCTGCGCCATACCTGCATCACCCGGCTCGCCCTCGGCGGGATGGAACTGCAGCGCCTGTCGTGGTGGGCTGGTCACTCGGACGTGTCGATCACCTCGAAGAGGTACACGCACCTCTCCGCCCAGGCCCTGCTGCAAGGCGTGGCGATCCTTTCAAGTCCCGCATCTGATGGGAATACGGAGGAAAATCCCGGAAACTCCGCCAAACGGAGCCATTCCGTTAGCCGGGGGAACCGTGCCGAGCTTGGCACGGTGGCTCTGCAATAAATGGCGGAAATCTGCCAAAGTGCTGGTAGCGGAGGTGCGTCAGAAACGGCGCATTTCCGCCATTTTTTAGCCCTTTCTGCATCGTGCCAAGCTGGCGCGATGGCACACCCCTAAATCGGCACGATCTGGCACGATAGTTCCGTTTGACAGACCATCGTGCCAACGGTAGGGGGCGCGCGGCAATTATGCCGTACCATAGGCTCCCCACCATTTGCCCCATCCAAGGCTGGCGTTCTGCCGGCCCTCATCCCTGACCGGAAGGATCACGCATGCCCTACGATTTCCGCTCCCAAGTTCGCCGCCAGCTCGAGCTGGAGGACGACGCCCGCGACCTCGGCGCCTCGCGCTACCGTGCCCGTGCCCTCCCTTGGAAGACCGAGGCCGGAAGCATCGACGAGGAGGCCAACCTCCCGCCGGGCCGTCAGCTGCTCAAGCTCGCCGTCCAGCCCACTGTGGACGAGATCAACGCCTTCCTTGAGAAGATCGGCCAGCAGAAGGCAGGCCGCCACCACAACGCCTACCCCCTGCTGCTCCTCTCGGACCCCGCAGAGGCCGCCTACCTGACTCTGCGCGTCCTCGTGAACTGCGCGATGGCTGGCTCGCTGCTGCAGACGGTGGCGATCAAGGTGGCGAACGCGATCATCGAGAACCTCGAGTTCAATGCGTTCCGCGAGATGAACCGCAAGGGCTACAAGGGCTACCTCAAGAAGCAGGAGCAGCGCGGGTACAGCCGCCAGCGCGCCGCCGCCGTCAAGAAGCTGTTCGTGGCCGAGGGCGTGGCGATCACCATGAGCGACGCGGAGAAGGCCACGGTCGGCACCAAGTGCATCGAGATGGCGCAAGAGGCGACCGGCTTCTTCGTGATCGAGAAGGTCAAGCGCGCCAAGGGCTACGTCCTGCAGGTTCGCACCACTGAGACGCTGCAGGAGTGGTTCGACAAGCAGCACGCCCGGTGCGAACTGCTCGCCCCGCTCAACATGCCGATGGTCTGCCGCCCCCGCCGCTGGCGCTCCCCCACCTATGGCGGGTACCTGACGCCACGCCCCGGTAACCGCTTCATCAAGCAGCGGAACCTCGCCTACCACGACGAGCTTCGGAACGCCGACATCAGCGACGTCTACGAGGCCGTGAACCACATTCAGGACAGCCCGTGGGTCATCAACACGGCGATCCTCGATGCGATGGAGAAGGTCTGGACCGAAGGCGGCTCCCTCGGGGGCCTGCCGCGCCGTCAGGACGAGCCCGTGCCGCCCAAGCCGCTCGACATTGACACCAACGAGGAAGCCAAGATCGCGTGGAAGCGTGAGGCGGCGACCGTCTATGGGCGCAATGCTGACCTGCAGAGCAGCCGCTTGGCCCTCCACCGTGACCTGTGGGTCGCCCGCCGGTTCGCGGAGGAGGAGCGCATGTTCTTCCCGCACGAGCTGGACTTCCGTGGCCGGGTGTACCCGATCCCTGCGTTCGGCCCGACCCCGCAGGGGAATGATTGGCAGAAGGCCCTGATCCAGTTCGCGGACGGCATGCCCCTCGGTGAGGAAGGCAAGCGGTGGCTCATGATCCACATCGCCAACCTGTTCGGCGTGGACAAGGTCTCGTTCGACGAGCGGGTCCAGTGGGTCATCGACAACACCAACGAGCTGATCGACAGTGGCGTCATGCCTCTGGACGGCAACCGCTTCTGGACGACTGCGGACAGCCCGTGGTGCGCCCTCGCGGCCTGCATCGAGTACGTTGGGATGCTGGAGGAGGGGACGAGCTTCGTCTCGCGCCTCCCCATCGCCCTCGACGGCTCCTGCTCGGGCCTGCAGCACTTCTCCGCGATGCTGCGGGACACGGAAGGCGGCCGTGCGGTCAACCTCCTGCCCTCCGAGAAGCCGCAGGACGTCTACATGGCTGTGGCCGGCAACGCCCAGGCGATGGCGGACTGCTCCCACGAGGAACTGGTGCGTCTCTACCCGGCAATTAGTTCCGTTAAGCTGACGACCAAGGTCGACGGCGAGGCGGTCGAGGTGCCGACAGAGCCGATCCGCAAGGCGTGGGCCGGTGGCAAGATCACCCGTTCCATCGCGAAGCGCCCGACCATGACCTTCTGCTACTCAGCCACCCGGTTCGGGATGCAGGCGATGATCCTGCAGACCCTGCGGGAACTGGACAAGGCGCGGGAGGAAGCCGGCGAAGGGCCGTACCTCGGCGGCGTGGACAACTATCAGGCGGCCATGTGGCTCTCGCACGTCCTGTATAGTTCCATTAGCCTGACGGTCTCCTCGGCTGCTCGGGCGATGGATTGGCTCCGCGAGGCAGCGAAGGTGGCCGCTAAGGCCGACCTCCCGCTGTGGTGGACGACCCCGATGGGCCTGCCGGTCCTGCAGGAATACAAGAAGACCGAAGGCGTCATCGTCCGCGCCCACTGGGCCGGGCAGCGGGTCGACCTCACCATCCAGAAGGAAGGGGACGTCCTCGACAGCCGGGCGCAGGCGAACGGGGTTGCCCCGAACTTCGTCCACTCGCTCGACGCCTCGCATCTGCAGGCGGTTGCGCTGCGCGCGAAGCGGGAAGGGATCGCGCACATTGCGATGATCCACGACAGCTTCGGCACCCATGCTGCGAACACCGGCCGCCTCTCGCGCATCCTGCGGGAGACGTTCGTGGAGCAGTATAGCGGTGACGTTCTCGGGGGCCTCTACGAGGAACTCAAGGGGCAGCTCGGTGACGAGCTGGCCGGCGAGCTTCCGCCTCCCCCGGCGGCCGGCGACCTCGACCTGAACGAGGTTCTCGGGGCTCTCTACACGTTCGCATAATAGTTCCGTTATCGTGACGATCAGGGGCGGGTGCCAATTAGTCAGGACCATAGGTCTGGCGAACATCCGCCCCATCAGAACAATCAAGGAGACCACCCGTGAAGACGATCACCCTGAACGCCGAAGCCCGCGCCCGTATCGCTCGCCAGTTCGCTGAGACGAATGGCGTAGCGGTCGTGTGCAACGGCCAGATCGCAGCCCTCTCTGCTGCCGAGAGCGACCAGTTCCGCGTCGGCTGACCAATTAGTCAGGACCATTGGGGGTGAGAACACTCACCCTCTAAGGTTCCCTTTAAGACCCTGGAGGTTCCCTTCATGACCGCCATCCGCGAACGCCTGTTCGCTCGGTCGTCGCTCGCCCCTGTCAAAGTGCCAGCCTTCAAGCTGCTGACGGGCCTGCAGGACACCGACGAACCCTCGCTGCAGCTCGACGCCCTCGCGCTGTGCTTCACCCTCATCAGCCAATCGGCGGGGATCGACCCCCACGAACTCGTCAGCCGGGCCAAGCGCCAGATCGCTGACGCCGACGCCGTCCGCAACCCACACCTCGAAGCCATCCGCGACTACGCGGCAGGAGAACTCGCATGATCGACTTCACGAAGCCGCTGGAGACCGTCGACGGCACCCCCGTCACCTCCCTCCGCAGCGAAGGGCCGAACTACAACGTCGTCCAAATCGAGGGCGTAGGCCAGTTCATCTATCGGGAGAACGGCAAGCACGTTTTCGGCCGTCGCCCTGACATCCGCAACGTCGCCGCCGTGGTCACCCTCGACACCTCCAGGCCCCTGCAGACCCGCTCGGGCACCCCGGTGAAGCTCGAAGGCACCCTGCCGGATGGCCGCTTGGTCATCACCGTGCCCGGTGCTTGGGGCATCGCCCCTACCCCCCGGATCGTCGCGGCTGACGGTCGCGCCTTCGGCGGTCCTGTCTCGGTCGAGCATGCCGACGACATCATCAACGTGCCTGCCGTCCGCAAGACGGAAGTCCTGAACATCTACGCCGATGGTTCCGTTGGACAGACAGTTCACGCCAGCATCGACGCCGCCCGTGGCCGCTCCAAGTACGGCAAGGTCCGCGTCGGCTACCTGTTCCGTGAGTTGGTCGATGGCAAGATCGTGGACGCCTCCGTGCGCCACGCCGAGCCGTTCCTGCGGACCCGCAGCAACCCCAGCGGATCGAACCCCTACGCATGAAGGGCGCCGACCCCCGCTACTGGGCAATGGTGGAGGCCGCTGCCGAGCGCACGGCCAACACCGACATCGTCGACCTAGTCGACCTCGCAGAGGCCGCCACCGCTGGCTTCGACACCACCACCTTCGAGCGCGACGTCCGTCGCACGGCTGCGCTCATCGACTTCATCACAATCGGAGACTGATCGCATGGCTAAGAAGGCCTTCATGAAGCTGCCGAGCTTCACCACCCCCCGCGCGCCGGCCATCTGGCCGCGCCTGAACGAACCCGACACCAAGTACGACGCCGCTGGCGTCTACGAGTGCAAGCAGGCCCTCGACCTGTCCGACGCCACGGTCCAGCGGATCAAGGCCAAGGCCATGGAGATGGTGCAGGCCAAGTACGACGAGGTCCGCGAGCAGAACCCCGATCTGCTGACCGAGGAAGAGCATGCGGCGAAGGTCGCGGAGCTGACCAAGGCCGGCAAGGCGGCCCTCATCAAGAAGCTGGCGGCCCCGATCTCCATCGTGGAGCCGATGGCCGAGGAGCTGGACGAAGAGACCGCCGACGGTACCGGCGTCGTCATCCTCAAGGCCAAGATGAAGGCCTCGGGCACCTACAAGTCTGGCCCGAAGACCGGCCAGAAGTGGACCCGCACCCCCGACATCTTCAACGCCCAGGGCAAGCCCCTCAAGAACCCGCCGCAGATCGGCGGTGGCTCCGAGGTGAAGATGAGCATCGAGTTGATGCCCTACTACACCGCCAGCACGGGCGAGGTCGGCATCAGCTTCCGTCTCAACGCGGTGCAGCTCATCACCCTCGTGTCCTTCGGCCAGCGTGACGCCTCGGCGCACGGCTTCGGCGCGGAAGACGGCGACGACATCGACGACGCGGCCGAGGACGAAATGGGCGGCTCGTTCGGTGACGAGAGCGGCACCGAGGACGACGACCTGTGATCGCCGCAGCCCTCGTCGGCACCTGCGTGATCGCCGTGCTGGTCGCGGCGCTGTTCGTGCCACTCGACCGCTTCGGGTGACCTCCACATCCTTCCGGCTCGCTGTGGCCCCCATGCCAACTCCTCGACCGAGGACGCGGGTGGTGACCCCGGCGGGCCGGAGGCCCATCGCAACCGTCTACTCTCCGAAGGAATACAAGGAGTGGCAGGCGGCTGTGGCGGAGGCACTCAACGCCCTTGCGGCCAAGAGCGTCCCGCAGACACCCTTCGACGGCCCTGTGTACGTCCACGTCCGCTCAGAGGCGCCCCGTCCGAAGACCACCAAGCTGCTCATCCCGAAGCCTGACGTCGACAACTACGCCAAGGGTGTCCTCGACGTCATCACGAAGGATGGCCGCTTCTGGTCCGACGACACCCAGGTCGCTGACCTCCTCACCACGAAGCGATGGACGACCGGCGAGCCCGGCATCCTCGTCTCGATCACCCCCATCGACCCGAAGGAGCTGTGAACTACAAGCCCCTCACCCGCATCGAGTTCATCGCGATCCACTGCTCGGCAACGCCGGCAACCCTCGAGAACTACGGCGCGGCCGAAATCCGCCAAGACCACCGCAAGCGCGGATGGCGGGACATCGGCTACCACTACGTCATTCGCCGGGACGGCACCCTCGAGAAGGGACGCCCTGACACCCAGCCCGGCGCCCACGAACCCCGCATCAACTCCTGCTCCCTTGCGATCTGCCTCGTCGGCGGCTCGCCCCCCATCGGCTCCTCGGAACACCGCAAGGGCCTGGGGGAGGACAACTACACGCCTGCCCAATGGGCCGCGCTCGAAGCGCTGGTCCGCAAGCTGACCGCCGAACACCCCCGCGCCGCCGTCATCGGCCACCGGGACGTGCCGGGGGTCCGCAAGGCCTGCCCGAGCTTCGACGTGAAGCCGTGGTGGGAGAACCTCAACACCTGATCTGGAGATACCCATGAGCCGTCTGACCCGCGAACAGCAAGTCATGAACATCCTGCGCTCCAAGGGCCACATCACCGAGGCCACCGGCTTCGCTGAACTGGGCCGAGTGCAGGTCGCATCCGCCATCTGGCGCATCAAGAACCGGAAGCCCGAGCTGATCCCCGAGGGGAAGCTGATCGCCTCCGTCGAGAAGCGCGACAGCCACGACAATCGCTTCGTTGAGTGGCGCCTCGTGGACGCCGAGGTGGCAGCGTGACCCGCGAACTGATCTGCCGTCCGACGGCCCTGGGCCTCGCCCTCGTCGCCGCCTGCACCGCCGCCGGCATCCCCGCCAGCGCAGACCGCCTGCCCTCGAAGCGTGAGCCGACTTGGTCGGTGCGCCGCCGCAAGGGCCGGTGAGCGAGTACCCCGAAAGCACCCTCCTCTACAAAACGTCCTGCCCCCGCCCCGAGTGTGGAAGCTCTGACGCGAACGCCGTCTACGATGACGGGCACACGTTCTGTCACAGCTGCCGCACACCGGGGCGGGCCGATGGCGTGGAGGGTGAGGCCAACCCTTCACCCAAAGGAAAGCGCATGGCTGGCCTGATCCACGGTGGCGAAATCGAAGCGCTCGCGAAGCGCAAGATCGACGACCGCACCTGCGAGAAATACAACTACCGCGTCGGCACCTTCAACGACAAGAAGTGCCACATCGCCCCCTTCTACGACGAGGCGGGCAACATCGTGGCGCAGAAGGTGCGCCTGCCCGGCAAGGACTTCCTGCTCCTCGGGAGCCTCAAGGACGCCCTGCCGCTCTACGGGCAGCAGCTGTGCCGCCCCAACGGCAAGCTGATCGTCATCACCGAGGGCGAGCTGGACGCGATGGCCGTCGCACAGGCGATGGGCCTGTCGTGGCCTGCCGTCTCGGTCCCCCAGGGTGCCCCCTCGGCCAAGAAGTTCGTCGCCCAAGCCCTCGACTTCCTCGAGAGCTTCGAGAAGGTCGTGCTGCTGTTCGACGAGGACGAGCCCGGCCGCAAGGCGGTGGAGGAGTGCGCTCCTCTGTTCAGCCACGGCAAGGTCCACGTCGGCAAGCTGCCGCTCAAGGACGCCAACGACATGGTCATCGCCGGCCGCTCGAAGGAGCTGGTCGACGCGGTCTGGTCGGCCCGCAAGTGGTCCCCCGAAATCCTCAACGACCTCGACGAGGTCATGGAGGACGCCATCGCGGACACCGAGTGGGGCCTGCCGTGGCCGTGGATCACCATGACCCGCGCCACCTACGGCATCCGCCGCGCCGCCCTCTACACCTGGGGCGCCGGCACCGGCTCGGGCAAGACCACGCTGGTCAAGCAGCTGGCCCTCACGGCCATGCGGCCTGACCTCGGGGAGGACCATTCCGAGTTCCTGCCCATGCCGGCCCCGCGCCCGGTCGCTACGATCCTCTACGAGGAGCCCCCGAAGCAGACCCTCAAGACCCTCGGGGGGATGGCGATGGGCAAGCGCGTCCACGTCCCCGGCACCGAGTACGACAAGGACGAGCTGCGGGCGCAGATCATGTCCTTTCGGCCGCTCCTCTACTCCGTGTCGCTCAAGGGCGCGCGGAACTGGGAGACGGTCAAGCACACGATCCGCTTCCTCCACGCTGCCCACGGCGTCTGCGACTTCATCATCGACCCCATGACGGCCCTGACGGCCGGGGCCGAGAACGAGCGCACGGCGCTGGACGGCATCATGGCGGAGCTGGCCGAGTTGGCCGAGGAACTCGACATCACGATCCACCTCGTCTTCCACCTTGCGACACCTGACGGCACCTCTCACGAGGACGGCGGGCGAGTGCAGGAGAAGCACTTCCGTGGCTCGCGGGCCGTGGCCTTCTGGTCGCACTACCTGATCGGCCTCGAGCGCAACAAGCAAGACCCCGACTGCCCCACGGTCATCCGTGGCCTCAAGGATCGGCTCACTGGCGACAGTGTCGGCCCCTTCATCGCCCTCAAGTACGACCGGGACACCGGCCTGATGTTTGAGGTGCCCCTGCCGGAAGACGGCGACGCCCCGTTCAAGGATGAAACCGACGATGTCCTATAGTTCCGTTAACCTGACGCTGCCGGAAGACCGCAGCTGCTTCGACTGCAAGCACCGCGAGACGCCTGCAGAGGTGTGCGTGTCGCGAGGCTGCAGCGCGGGGTCGAACCCGTTGTGGGAACCACGCACGGACCCTTTCCCGTCCGCAGGGTCTCCGCTCCCCGAGAACCCCAAGGCCATCCACGGTCGCGCCAAGCCATCCCTCGCTCTCATGCCGGCAGCGGCCATGATCGAGGCGGCCGGCGTGTTCCAGCTGGGGGCCGACAAGTACGGCCCCTTCAACTGGCGCAAAGACCCGGTGGAGGCGATGACCTACGCCAACGCGGCGTTGCGCCACATCGCCAGCTGGATCGACGGCAACGACAACGACGCCGAGAGCGGCGAGCATGAGCTGGCCCACGCGATGTGCTGCATGGCTATCGTCCTCGATGCCCGAGCCAACGACAAGTTGATCGACGACCGCCCGCACAAGGGGGTCGCCGCCAGCCTGATCGCCGCCAAGACCAAGCCCGTCAATTAGTCAGGACCATAGGTCTGGCGAACATCCGCCGCGCCTTCCTGTTCTCGAAAGGTCTTCCATGAACCGCTTCGCTTCTCTCCTCGCCGCCGTCCGCAACTTCGTCTTGCCGCTGATCGCACTGGCGCTGGCCGCCGGCCGCAGCCTGCTCGAAGAGCTGCTCGACTTCCTGAATGGCGATGTCGCCAAGGCCGTCGCACAGTTCGACCGCGTGAATGGCAAGCTCGACCGTGCCCGCATGGCCGCCGTGCGCCGCGCCAACAAGATCGACGACCGGATCGAGGCCCTCCTCGACGAAGTCGACGCCCTCGATGGCACCTACGAGGACACGATGGCCGACGTGCAGCGCGCTGCGCGGGTCCAGGCCCGCATCGCCAAGCTGCTCGACTAACACCGCATCCCTTCACGGGAACCACTGGGGTCGTCCTTCGGGGCGGCCCCTTTTTTGTCGTGAGCTTGATGGAGGGCGCCCCCTGCGCCCCTCAGACGCCTCCCCGCGCCCTCCTTCCAGCCTACGATCCATCCACCGGAGCCGCCATGATCTTCGACATCGAAACGAACGGCCTGCTCGACGAGCTGGACCGGGTCCACACCCTGCACACCTACGACACCAACGACGGCACGCGCCTGCGCTTCAACGGCGGTCGCTTCGCTGACGGCTCCCCGGCGCCCCGCGACGGCACCCTCGACGACGGCTTCGGGCTCCTGATGGAGCAGGAGCGCCTCATCGGGCACAACATCATTTCCTTCGACATCCCTGCGATCCAGAAGGTGGAGCCTCGGTTCCGCATCGGCCGCAACGTGATCCTTCGGGACACCATGGTCATGGCCCGCCTGCGCTGGCCGAACCTAAAGGAGATCGACAGCACCGCCATCAGGAACGGCAAGCGGCCGGAAGGCTTCGGCGCGATGACAGGCGCCCACACCCTCAAGGCCTGGGGCATCCGCCTCGGCGTCCTCAAGGCCGACTACGAGGGCGAATGGCACTCCTTCACGCAGGAGATGGAAGAGTACGCGGCCCAAGACCCGGTCACCACCTGGGCGCTGTGGGACAAGTGCATGACCCGCCCGGTCTCCGAAGAGGCCGAGGAGCTGGAGCATCGGGTTCAGGACATCATCTCGATGCAGTCCCGCTTCGGCTTCGAGTTCGACAAGGAGGCCGCCGAGAAGCTCCTCGTGGAGCTGATCGGTCGCAAGGCCGAACTGCTGGACAACCTACGGGACGCCTTCAAGCCCTGGGTCGAGCCGGTGAAGAAGTATGGCCAGCCCGTCGTCGTAACGGCCGGCAGGCGCACCAAGGTTCGCCGCTGGGACGAGGAGGGCAACGAGTACGAGGTCGAGTTCAAGAAGGGCGAGACCTACGAGAAGCTCAAGCTGGTCTCGTTCAACCCCGGCAGTCGGCCGCAGATCGCCAACCGGCTGCAGGAACTCTACGGATGGATACCCGTCGAGTTCACCGACAGCGGCGCCCCCAAGGTCGACGAAACGACCCTCGCCTCTCTCGACCACATCGAGCCGGCGAAGGTGCTGATCGACTACCTGACCGTCGACAAGCGGCTCGGGCAGCTGGCCGAAGGCGACAACGCATGGCTCAAGATGGTCAGCCCTGACGGGCGCATCCACGGCTACGTCAACACGCTCGGCGCCATCACCCGGCGCATGACGCACTCGAAGCCCAACATGGCCCAGGTGCCTTCCCTCGTGAACGCGAGGGGCGAGGTGCCTTACGGCCGGGAGTGCCGCTCCCTCTTCACCGTCCGCACACGGATGATGCTGGGGGGCTGCGATGCCGAGGGTCTCGAGTTGCGGATGCTGGCCCACTACATGGCTCTCTACGACGACGGCGCCTACGCGGAGACCGTCGTCAACGGGAAGAAGGAAGACGGGTCCGACGTTCACACCGTGAACCAGCGGCTCATCAAGCTGAACTCCCGCAACTCGGCCAAAACGTGGATTTACGCCTACCTCTACGGTGCCGGCCTGCTCAAGCTGGGCATGGTCATCTACGAGGACATGACCGGCGAGCAGCGCGAGGCCTTCAACGCCAAGCATGCGGCCGGCTCTGACCGGGAACGGGCTCTAGCCCGCCTCGGCAAGAAGGCCCGCGAGCGCGTCGAAGCCGGCCTCCCGGCGCTCGGCAAGCTGCAAGAGAAGGTCAAGCGTCTCGCCAAGCGGGACGGCTACCTCAAGACCCTCGACGGAGGCCTGCTCAAGGTCCGTTCCGCCCACTCGGCGCTCAACACCCTCCTGCAGGGCGGCGGCGCCGTCGTCATGAAGAAGGCTCTGGTCCTGCTGACTGACAAGCTGATGGACCTGGGCTGGGAGCCTGACCGCCTGACCGGCGAGTGGCGGCGCGGGGACGACGTCATGGGGTTCGTCGCGAACATCCACGACGAGTTCCAGATGGAAATACCCGAACACCTCACCGCCGAGATTGGCGAGCTGGCGAAGAACTCGATCCGCGATGCGGGTCTGGCCTTCGACATGCGCTGCCCGCTCGCCGGCTCCTTCGACAAGGGCCGCAACTGGGCCGACTCTCACTAGGCCCTTCCGTTAAGGAGAACATCATCCCAACAGTAACCCGGCGGGCGCCCACAAAGCCCCGTCGGTCCCCGTCGCCCCTGGATGTCCGCAAGGGCATGCTCAAGGCGGCGAAGGAGCGCGCGAAGAAAGCCGGCGTCCCCTTCAACCTCACCGAGGAAGACATCCTCATCCCGACCTACTGCCCCGTCTTCGGGTGCAAGCTGGAGCGGGCGTTGGGGTCGAAGGGGCCGGGACCGTACTCGCCGTCCCTTGATCGCATCATCCCCGCCCGAGGCTACGTCCCAGGCAACGTGGTGGTGATCTCCAACCGCGCCAACAGGGCCAAGTCGGACCTCCTAGTCGAGGAGCTGGTCGCCCTCGCGGACTTCTATCGCCTCAACATCAGGAGTTCCGAATGTCCCCCCTCGCCCTCCCCCGCTGGCTCGGGCCGGTAGCGCTCGCGCTGCTGCTCCTCGCCGGCATCGTCACCCTCAAGCTCGCCGGCAACAAGATCGACGACCTCAAGGCCACCGTCGCGGCCCAAGAGACCACCATCGGTTCCCAGCGGACCCTGCTGGCCGACCGGGACGCCCTGATCGCCAGCCAGAACGCCGGCATCGAAGCCCTCGCCCAGGCCGCGTCGGCCGACCGCGAGGTCTACATCCGCCAGTACGAAGCCGCCAGCACCCACGCCACCCGCCACGACGACCGCGCCGCCCAGATCATGGCCCTGCCGAACGACCAGCTCGACGAGCTGGCGCAGTGCCGCGCGTCCCGCATCCTGCTCGAAGAGGAACTGACCCAGTGATCGAAGAACGGACCCTGACCGAAGCCGAGGTGAAGCGCGCCGCATCGTCGGTTCACTGCCTCGAAGCCCTTCGCCGCCTTCAGGGCTGCATGGGCGAGCTGTTCATCGGCGGCACCAAAATCCCGCTGACCGACAACGAGGCCGACGCCGTCGTCGCGCTCCTGATCGAGCGCCATGCGTCGTTCCTGACGGGCCTCGGGGTCGCCCTGGAGGTGCCGACACGATGAGCCGCATCGCTCGCCTCTGGATGGCCCTCGGCCTCCTGCTACTCACCCCCGCCTGCGCCACCCAGACCGTGCCCGGTGCTGCCGTTGAAGTGAAGGTTCCGATCCCGGTGCCTTGCCAGATCGAGCAGGTTCCGACGCCTGAGTACCCGGTCACCACAGCCCGCGAGGGCATGAGCATCTGGGAGCTGTCCAAGATCGTCACGTCCGACCGCCGTGTCCGCATGGCCGAGAACGAGCGCCTTCGGGCCGCCATCAACAACCCCTGTCCGGTGGCGCCATGAACACCTACGACAACCCCACGCCCGTCGGCGTCCATCTCCAGCGCGCATGGACGCGCCGGCACGAAGCTGGCTTGGTCATCGTCCAACGGAGCGACAACGGCCAGTGGGCATTGCCCGGCGGCTACGTCGAGAACGGCAAGGATGCCTCGCTGGAAAGCGGCGCGGCTCGCGAGTTCTTCGAGGAGACCGGATGGGCGGCGCAAGCTGGCACCCTGCGCTACTCGGTCATCACACCGAACGGGAAGTTGCTGGCGTTCTGTACCTCCGTCTTCGACCTCTATGGTTGCAGCGAAGAGGGGTGGACGCCGACCGAGGAGTGTACCGCCATCCGCATCGCCACCGAAGCGGAAGAGCTGTGCTTCCCTGCCCACACGGAGGCGATGCGCCTGTGGTTTGAGAACCCTCACTGGTGACCCGCACCCTCCTGATCGACGCTGACATCGTCGCCTACCAATCCACTGCCGCCAACGAGCGGAGCTACGATTGGGGCGACGGCGTCACGTCGAAGGTGGCCGACCTTGAAGCGGCCCAACGGGAAGCGCGGGAGCAGATCGAGAACCTAATGGAGACCCTCAAGGCCTCCGACTTCATCGTCTGCCTCTCGGACGACCTGAACAACTTCCGCAAGCGCATCTACCCCGACTACAAGGGCAACCGCACGGGCCAGCGCCCCGAGCATCTGTACGACCTCAAGGATTGGCTGGTCGAGACCTACCCGGTCGACCGCCGGCCGTGGCTCGAGGCCGACGACGTCATGGGCATCCTGTCGACCGAGCCTCACAAGGGCGACCGGATCATCGTGTCCCAGGACAAGGACATGCAGACGATCCCCGGCCTGCTCTACAACCCGAACCGCGACAGCAACGGCAAGGTCCGCACGATCACCCCCGAGGCGGCCGAGCGGTTCCTGTTCTGGCAGACCCTCACCGGGGACGCGACCGACCACTACCCCGGCGCCCCCGGCTGTGGGCCGAAGACGGCCGACGCGATCCTCGACGAACTCAAGGCGTGGCATGCGAGCCACCGCGAGATCACCCGAGGGAAGCGCAAGGGCGAGATCGTGACCGAGTGGTCCTTGGACGAGAGCGACGAGGACGTCTGGACCCGCATCGTCTCGGCCTACGCCAAGGCGGGCCAGGGCGAAAAAGAGGCCCTCGCGCAGATCAACGTGGCCCGCATCCTCAAGGCCACGGACCTCGACGGCACCCGCGTGATCCCCTGGGCGCCGACAGGCAATTAGTCAGTACCCTTGGAGGAAGAACCCTCAACCGATCCCATGGGGTCACTCTAGTGCCTTTGGGCATCAGGGTGGCCCCTATTTTTTCAGGTGCGCCCCCGCATGAAGCATCCACTGACCGACGACCAGATCGTCGAGCTGGAGAAGCTCGTCCCCGAGGCCGTCCCCCAAGCGGGCGACAGCATGGAGGTGATCCAGCGATACGCGGGCAAGCGCGAGCTTGTCCTGTTCCTCATCAACCAGAGCCGGAAGCGCGAGCGCGACGAGGCCAGAAAGGCCCCTCGCTGATGTGCATCGTCAAGACGCCAAAGATCGAGACCGGCACTGAGAAGCCGAAGGAACCCACCATCATCCGCAACCCCTATCTCGATGGGGTTGACCCGACGACCAAGGCCGCTCGCGCTGGACGCAGCAGCCTGCGGATCGACCGCGCTGGCTCTCAGCCGGCCCAACTCCCTGCCACCGCCACGCCCCCCGCGTCTGCGCTGGCGCCGCCCGTTCGGGGCGAGGGATTGGTCGACCGTCCATGGACGTCCGCCAAGATCACAAGGAGCCGCTAAGTGGCCGCCGATACCGCCATCGTGGCGCAAGCCAAGCGGCGCTATGAGCAGCTGCGTGGCACCCGCAACACCGCGCTGGAGCGCGCCCGCAAGAACTCCGACCTCACCATCCCCGGCCTGATCCCTGCCGACGCGCAGGACGCCAACAGCGCCTTCTCGCAGCCCTATCAGTCCCTCGGGGCTCGCTGCGTGAACAACCTGGCCTCTTGGCTCCTGCTGACGCTCTTCCCGCCGGATCAAGCCTTCGCCCGCATCAGTGTCCACGAGGACACCGCCGAGGAGCTTGGCGAGAACCTGACGACCGTGAAGACGGCGCTGGGCCGCATCTCCTCCAAGGCACACCTGCTGGTCGAGACCGCAGCCATGCGGCCGATCTTCATGGAGACCCTTCGCCACCTGATCGTCGGCGGCAACGCCCTGGTCTACGTCGGCCTCGAGAGGCTCCCGCCGCGCCTCTATCGCCTCGATCAGTATGTCGTCCTGCGCGACGAGCGCGGCCGGATGATCGAAGCCGTGATCGAAGAGAAGGTCTACCCGTCCACCCTGTCCGAAGAAGTCCGAGCGGCCTGCAAGGTCGTGGTGGAAGAGGGCAAGGAGAACGACAAGCTCGTCACGATCTACACGCATGTGAAGGTCGAGGAGGACGAGGTCGTCCACTATCAGGAGATCAACGAGACCCTGGTCCCCGAGAGCGAAGGCCGCGCGCCCCGCGCCGAAGCGGGCTGGATGGCCCTGCGCTGGCAGGCGATCCCCGGCAGCGACTACGGTCGCGCTCATGTTTCCGAGTACGTCGGAGACCTGATGAGCCTCGAAGACCTCTCGAAGGCGATCATTCAGTTCGCCTCGGTCGCCGCACGGATCATCCACATGGTGGACCCGAACGCGATGGTCGACATCGAGGAACTGGCGACCGCCGAGAGCGGAGACTTCGTCACCGGCTACGTCGACAAGGTCAAAGCCCTGCAGCTCGAAAAGACGCAGGACTTCTCGGTCGCTTCCGAGGTCGCATCGCGCCTCGAGCTTCGCCTGTCGCATGCCTTCCTGCTCCAATCGGGCACCGTGCGGAACGCCGAGCGCGTCACCGCCGAGGAAATCCGAGCGATGGCGCAGGAGCTGGAGAACGTACTGGGCGGGGTCTACACGGTCCTCTCGGCTGAGTTCCAGCTGCCTCTGATACGCCGCCTGCTCTACATCCTCGTCCGCGAAGGCGAGGCGCCTGAGCTGCCGGCCGACGTCAACCCCACCATCGTTACCGGCTTCGAGGCGCTTGGCCGCAACCACGCCGCGAACAAAATCCGCATGCTCATGACCGACCTGACCAACATCTACGGTCAGCAGGTTCTCTCGCGGATCACCGATCCCACCGAACTCGGCAAGCGCCTGGGCGACTCCTACGGCGTCGAAGGTCTCGATACGCTCTTCAAGAGCGCCGACACCCTCGCGCAGGAAGACCAAGCTGCCGCCACCAACCAAGCCGCAATGGCCGCCGCCCCGCAAGTCGCGAAGGTCGGCGCCGAGGCCATCATGGCGCCCGAGCAGGGCGCAGGAGCATAATTCATGGCAACCCCGAAGACCAAGTCGGAACCCGTCGAAGACGTGGCGCCGGCCGCTACGCCGATCCTCGAAGTCCTCTCCAACTTCACGGTCGAGGACAACACCGAGGCCGACGGCGCGGTTGAAGAGGCCCCCGTCGAAGAGAGCGAGACGACGCTCGTCAACGGCATGACGCTGGTGAGCTACCAGTGAGCGACGGCACAGACACGACCACGGAAGGCGCCCCGCAGCTGACCTCGACGGAGCAGGCCTCTGTCGAAGTCGGCCAGCGTGGCTTCTCCGAGGCACCCGCGACGACCCCGGTGACCCCCGAGGCCCCGCAGGTACCTGAGAAGTTCCTCAAGGACGGCAAGCCCGACTACGACGCGCTCGTGGCGAGCTACACGGAACTGGAGAAGCGCCTCGGCGCCGCTCCTGCGCCCGCCGCCCCCGCCGAAGAGACCCCGGCAGCGCCGGCCGCATCCGCCGACGGCAAGATCGCCAAGGCCCCGGCCGCCGAAGAGCCGGCTGCGAACCCGCTGACCTCGCTGCTCGACGCCGCGCGCTCTGACTTCACGACCTCGCAGGCGTTCTCCGAAGAGACCGCCACGAAGCTGGCCGAGGCCGGCATCCCGACCGAAGTGCAGCAGGTGTACCTCAAGGGCCTGCAGGCACTGGCGCAGCAGAGCGTCGGCACGATCCACGGCTATGTCGGAGGCGAGCAGAACTACGCCGCCCTGACCCAGTGGGCCGCCGAGAAGCTCTCGGACGCCGAGCTGGACGCCTACAACTCCGCGCTGGACAACGAGGCGCTCCGCGAGAACGCGGTACGTGGTCTCTACGCCCGGTTCCAGGCTGCTCGTCCGTCGGAGGGCCGTCAGGTCACCACGGCGAACTCCGGTGCCACTGCCGGCGACACCTATCAGTCACGGGACGAGCTGGTCGCTGACCAGAAGAACCCGAAGTACGCAACCGACGCTCGCTTCCGCAACGAAGTGATGGCGAAGCTGCAGCGGTCTCAGGCCGCTGGCTTCCGCGTCCAGCCGCAGCGCATGTTCGACAGCGTCTACACGCACCGCCGCTGACCTACCCGCAGCACGGCCCCCACCGCCCCCTCGGCTGATCCCCGAGGGCGCACGGGAGTGCCGTGCTGCCGTCTCCCGCCGACTGATCCCCGGTCGGAGGCACCCCCTGCCCGCCCCCTCGACCATCTCCGTGAAGCCCTCGGCCCGCAAGGACAACCGACACTGGCATCGGCGCTGCTTCGATGAGCGGTTCGCCCAACGCACCAACCTCCGAATATGAAAGGGCCAATAAGTGGCCAACTCCGATCCGAACTTCCCCGGCCAGAACCAGCTGTCGGGCGACAACCGCGCGCTGATGCTCGACCTCGCCGCTGGCGAAGTCATCACCGCGTTCGAAACCGCGACCATCATGCGCGACAAGCACCAGACCCGCACTCTGTCGAACGGCAAGTCGGTCAAGTTCCCGGCCATCTGGCGCGCGGGCGGTGGCTACCACACCCCCGGCACCGAGCTGACGGGCCGCAAGATCGCGCACACCGAGATCAAGGTCGAGCCCGACGACAAGCTCGTCTCGGACGTCTTCCTCTCGGACATCGACGAAATCCTGAACCACTTCGACGTGCGTCAGCCGTACACCACGGAGATGGGCAGCTTCCTGGCTCGCCACTTCGACCGCAATGTCATGCGGACGGTGATCCTCGCTGCGCGCTCCGGTGCGCTGTTCGCTGGCGACCAGGGCGGCTCCGCTGTCGTGGCCGGCAACCTCGCGACCGACGCCAACGCCCTGATCGACGCCCTCTCGGCTTCGAAGCAGGCAATGGACGAGAAGGACGTGCCGGTTGACGCGCAGGTTATCAACGCGCTCCTCAAGCCCGCGCAGTGGTACCTCGTCGCCCGCAGCGACAAGAACCTGAACCGCGACACCAACGGCGGCTCGGCCGACATCCGCAAGATGTCGCTGACGACCATCGACGACATCAACGTCCTCAAGTCCAACCTCGCCCCCTTCGGTGAGGACAGCCGCGCCGGCAACTTCACCAACGCCGCGCACGAGGACTTCATCCCGGCCGTCTACCGTGGATCCTTCGGGACCACCATTGGCGCCGTGTGGACCCCGATGGCCGCCGCTTCTGTCATCGTGCAGGAGATCGGTTTCCAGGTGGAACCGCAGCCGCGCAAGCAGGGCGACCTGCTGATCGCGCGCATGATGGTCGGCACTCGGAAGCTCCGCAGCAAGTGCGCTGTCGAGCTGCGTACCGGCGCCGTCCCCGCCTAATCACTACCCCAAGGGGGCTTCCTTCACCGGAGGCCCCCTATTTTTTCACGAACGGAGCCTTGTCCAACCACAGCCTCACCACGGCGCCTGACGGCGCTGCGGTCAAGCATTGTCCCCGCTGTGGTTCGACAAAGCCCCTGACCGAGTTCAACCGCAACCGATCCAAGCCTGACGGGCTGGGCACGGAGTGTCGCGCATGCGACCGCGCCGCCTGCAAGGCTCGCTACCAGCGGACCAAAGGCCAGCGGAAGGACGCCTTCCTCCGCAACACCTACGGCCTGTCCCTCGCGGAATACGACCGGAAGTTGGCCGACCAAAACGGCGGCTGCGCGATCTGCGCCAAGACCCCCGAAGAGAACGGGCTGCGTCTCGCAGTCGATCACAACCATCGCACCGGGGAGGTCCGAGGACTTCTCTGCTCTCAATGCAACAAAGGTATCGGGAACCTTGGCGATAGCCCGCAGCGGCTCCGCCAAGCGGCTCTCTACCTAGAGGAAAGGGGCCACTATGCCCATCCTTAGCCCCATGTCCGAGCTGGAGGCAGTCAACGAAATGTTGATGTCCATCGGCCAAGCCCCGGTGAACTCGCTGAACGTGAGCGGCATCAAGGACGTCTCCATCGCACAGGCCCGCTTGGCTACCGCCACGCGCCGCGTCCTGTCCCATGGGTTCGCCTTCAACACCGACACGAACTACCCGCTCGCGCCCGACATCGACGGGCACATCATGGTCCCCGCCAACGCCCTCAAGGTCGAGAGCATGGGGATCGACGAGCTGGTCATCCGCAAGCATCCGACGAAGGGCCTCGCGCTCTACAGCAAGGACACCCGCTCCTTCGAGTTCGACGCTTCCGTTAGCGTGAAGATCGTCTGGGCCTTCTCCTTCGAGGAGCTGCCCGAGACCGCCCGTACCTACATCGCCACCTCGGCGGCCCGCCGGTTCCAATCGAAGGCCATCGGCTCCCAGGTTCTCGACCGCTTCGAAGAGGAGGACGAGCTTCGCGCTTGGCTCCTGCTGGAGCGTGAGGAGCGCGGCGCCCGCAAGACGAACCTCTTCCGCAACAACCCGGCCCTCGCCGGCTTCGGCAGCAGGACGCACTGATGAGCCTCAAGTACCGCACCCTGCCCTCGCTGCTCAACGGCGTCTCTCAGCAGCCTCCGCTGCTCCGCACGGCCGACCAGAACGAGGCCGAGCTGAACACATGGTCCTCGCTGGCCGACGGTCTCTCCAAGCGGCCCCCGACGGAACTCGTTGCGCGCCTGCTGGACACCGTGGGCGACGGGGCGTTCGTTCACTACATCAACCGCGACGTCTCGGAGCGCTACTGCGTCGTCATCGACGGCGGCCAGATGCGCGTCTTCAACACCGCGACCGGCGCCGAGCATACCGTCCTGGCCCCCGAGGGCTGGGGGTACCTTGCCGGCGGTACGCGGTTCCGCGCTGTCACCGTGGCCGACTACACCTTCATCGTGAACGCCGACCGGGTCTGCCAGATGGCGCCCCTCGGCTACGACACTGCCCCGCAGCCGACGAGCTACGTCTGGATCAACCGGACGGGCGCCGGCTCGGCCATGCAGTACCCCATCAATGCGGCCAACAGCGGCTACCAGGGCGAACTTGCCTCGATGGAGAAGCTGCCTGAGACCGCGCCGAACGGTGCCCTCTACAAGATCACCGGGTCGGTCGAGACCGGGTTCGTCAGCTACTATGTCGTCCGCAAGGGCGCCGTATGGGACGAGACGGTCGGCCCGAGCCAGACCAACTCCCTCGACGCCACCACGATGCCCCATGCGCTCGTGCGGGAAGCCGATGGCAGCTTCCGGTTCAGCCCGTTCAGCTGGGCGCCGCGCCGCGTCGGTGACGCAAACACCAACCCCACGCCGACCTTCATCGGCCGCACCATCTCCGACGTGTTCTTCTACCAGAACCGCCTGGGCCTGCTGGTGGACGAGAACGTCGTGTTCTCCTGTGCCGGCGACTTCGGCAACTTCTGGCGCAACACGGTCCTCGACTACGTCGGCTCCGACGTGGTGGACGTGGCGGTCGCAACGACCAACGTGGCGCTGCTCAAGTTCGCCGTGCCCTTCAACGACGGCATCATGGCCTTCGCGGACCAGACCCAGTTCTCCATTGAGAACGGCGACGAGGGCTTGACGCCTGAGAGCCTCGCGATCTCCCCGGTCACCCGGTACGAGATGAACACGAGGGTTCGTCCGGTCTCCATTGGGACCGAGGTCTACTTCTGCGGCGATCAGAACGGCGCCAGCGCCGTGTGGGAATATACCCGCATCGCGCAGGGTGACAGCCTGACCGCTGCCGAGGTCACCGCGCACGTCCCTGGCTACCTGCCGGGCAACCTCAAGGCCCTGATCGCGGCCCCGAACTCCAAGGCAGTGTTCGCCCTGACCGGAGGCACGGACGTCTACGCCTACCAGTTCTACTGGAACGGCAACGAGAAGGTGCAGAGCGCGTGGCGCCGCTGGCGCTTCGCCCATCCGATCATCGGAGGCGAGTACCTCGACGGCCACCTGTTCCTCGTGAGCAAGCGGCCCGACGGCATCTACCTCGAGCGCATGAACCTTGAAGCGAACGCCCGGCCCGCCGAGCAGAACCTTCAAGTCCACCTCGACACCCGCACGGCCCTCACCGGCACCTACGACCCCATCGGGGACCGCACGACCTTCATCCTGCCCTACGACACCGCGCCCGGCACCTTCCAGATGGTCCGCACCAAGGCCGACCCGAGCCGCCCCGGCTCCCTGATCGACCCCACCAGCTACGATTGGACGTCCTCAAGGACCGTTCGGGTGCCCGGCAATGAGCCGAGTGCGACGGGCGGCGAGAGGTACGACCAGCGCATCACGTTCTCCCGCCAGTTCCCTCTGGACTACCAAGGGAGGCCTGTGGTGACCGGAAGGCTGCAGCTGCGGACATTCACGGTGACCTTC